ATTGTCTCCAGTGAGAGTCTTTGCTGCTGTAAGTGTCTCTACAGAACCTGATCCAACTGCAATAGGTCCAGAAAAATGGGTAGTTGCCATGGTATTTCTCCTGTTTTATCAGTCAACTCAATTAGGCTTGGCGGCCTAAAAGATATATAAATAGCGTTTCCACTAATTGAAGTATGTCACACCTTTTTGGCTGGCGCAACTATCTTTTTTACAAATAAAAACCCCCGCTCAAAGGCGGGGGCTGATACCAATCAGATTACGTAAAATTACGCTCCAGTAGTACCATAGATGGACCGCCAATCACTCCAACCGAAGGAGTAACGCTCACGAGCCTTGTAACGGACGTTACCAGTCTCAAAATCGCCTTCCATACCAGTCTTCATAGCAGCACGTTGGAAGTGCTTCAGACCGTTTGGTGCGTCAGTCTTAATGAACCAAGCATCAGTGTCAGTGAGATAGTTATTGATAACATATCCCTCTGGCATCATTCCGCGTGAACGAGTTGCGTTGATGTCATTATCAGCAGTAGCAACACGGCCTTCAGACTTGAGCAGACGCTCTGCAACGAAACCCAGATTAGCAGGAATGATTAGCTTACGCCCCTGAACATTAACCTTCAGTCCACGCTCATCTACGAAGTTACTGATAGCAATCAGTGCATCTTCAAGAGAAGTTTCATTCAAGTCAGCATCAGTGGATGGACGGTTTGCCTTGTTACCAGCACCGAGGGTTGGGTGAGCAGTACCACATAGGGACTCACCGTCACCGCCATCATAGCCAGAAGAAGCGAACGCATTATTAAGTACATTTGCTCCCTTGACCTGTTTGCTGTAGTTCATAGAACGTGCAAGTGCTTTCGTATAACGAGAAGAGAGCTTATCGTAGAGGTTATCTTCGATAGCTTCCTCAGTTAGAGCGAACGCAAGTGCGATGGTTTCATGAGAATAACGAGCAGTCCAGACTTCCTGTGCGGTATCGTAAGATACGCCGCCACCCTCAGCCTTAGTGGATGCCTGACCGAAGCCAGAAAGCATTACTTCCTCTTCAAATGCCCGATCAGAATTCTCGGTATCAAAGATTTCAGTATGCTGGTTCTCATATTTGCTGTATTCCAGACCGAACAGGGCGTTCAGACCGGGCTCCAGCTCTTTAACGAGTTGTGCGCGATTAATTGCCATTACTCAGTCTCCTTATACAGTGGCGCCAGCAGCCTTACGGAACACATGCTCGTTGATAATACACTCAACGGTTGCATTTGCGCCCCAAGCATTGTCTGCCTGACCAATTAAACCAATCTGACGAACCTGTCCGCCAGAACCTGTTGTAGACGTATCAATCTCCATGCTAGAACGACCGTTAGTAGTGCTACCGGCTGTTGCAAGAATATCAAAAGTTGCGCCATTATCTGCCTTAGCTCCTGTGCCATCATGCTGTGCATCATAGACAATATCAGGATCATCATATACATAAGCAGTTGCGTCCGCAGAACCCTGTGTAGTGGTTCCAGTAGCCCAATGCTTAGAATATGTTTCATCACCAGATGAGTTAGTGTATTTGCATCCTGCAAACACTCCTACAATATTGGTGTCTGAGGCCGCCGCCGCAGCGATGTAACCATCTGCATCCAGCACAACCAAATCACCAGTAAAGATAGAAGCGTCAGACTCACCAGATGCAATCAAATATTCGCCCATGCGAATAGTTCCACCTGTAAGGTGGCGAACAGGGGTAAAGCCGTTCGGATTATCAGTATTAGCCATAACTAATTCCTCTTATCAAAAGTTTATGAATCATCGGAACCCCTATTTTCAGGATTACCGAAAGTTACCTGTGTACGCCTATCAGGAGAACTGAGGGGCATACTTCCATCACTTTCCCGCATGAAATCGTTATCTACTGCTTCCATAGCGGCGTTGGCTTGTTCTTCAAAATAAGCCTTGCGCTCGTCTGCGATTTCTTCGGGGATCTTGGCTAGGATCAATCCACCTACGCCAATGACACCTGCATGTTTTCCATCATCAATGGTTGGTGCAACAAAATCAGGATAGTCCTCAGCACGAACAGGTTCAAAACCTTCTCTCATGCGTTTAGACATATTGATCTTGTCATCCACACCCCCAGATTCTGATCGAATCCAACGGTGCTTGTATCCAGCGGGAGCTTCAGGAGCTTCCAGCATTGAGGGCGGAGCCCAAGATTGTTTACGTGTAGTCTTACTACGTGTTGTTGCGGCTCTAGTTGTCCGTGGGGTTGCCATAGGGTATTTCTCCTTATTGGGTAACATATTTTGCATACTCTTCAAGAGGCACACCGAGCCTGTTAGCAATTGCTACCTGACTCTGTGAGAGTTTTACTTTTCGCGTACCTTGTTTAGCACTGCTCCGTTGAGCAGAGGCCACCGTCTGTACGGGACGGTTTGAACTCTGGAATTTATGAGGAAAAGCCTCATGAACCCGTTTATCCAATTCTGTGTAATAGGTATCGGTTGTAGGATCAATACCTTCTTGTTCGACAAGATTGCGATGAATGCCAAACGCGGCATATGTCATCGCTTCATCTTTACCAAACCATTCATTCTTTTCTGCCCAACCCTCAGCTTTAGGGTCTGGCTGAGGAGGAGCCGCTTGCTGTTGCGGGGCATATTGAACAGGAGGAGGCATAACAGGTTGCTGTTGCGCCGCCTGCTCTCGTCTAATTCGTACCCGTTTCAAATTCTCTTGTTCTACAGAAAGGCGCGAGAGCTCCTGATTAGCTTCTACAATAGCATCAGGGTCCCCTGAATCAAAGGCGGCTTTATATGCCGTTTTTGCCTGTTCTAATTCAGAACCAACACGATTATCATACTCATTAAATAATGTAGCATCCTGCTGCTTTAATTGTGTATCAGCTTGATGCTGGTGCTGTTGTAACTGCGCCTGGACACCTTGCGCATATTCAATAGCTGCTTGTTCACGGCGTTCTGCCTCACGATACTTATATGTGAGTTTATCAATACGCTTCTGTACACCATCGCCGTATTCTTTTAGCTCATCGTCTGTATCAAGAAACTCTTTAACCCTGTCTTCGGCGGTAGCCTCTGCCTCTTCTGCAACAGGGGCAACAGCTTCTGATAGCTGATCTGAAGCTTCGATTTCAAGATCTGCTGCTGTGTTATCTTCCTCTTCAGGAAGTTCTAGTTCAATATTTTCTGCGGTATTATTTTGCATGGTCTTCTCCATGTGTGCGTTAATAATAGTTCAACGAAACTGATTCGTAAAGTCCAAATTAAAAAGTCTGCAAAATTGACTCTGGATCGTCAATTGTGGCCAGAACCTCATCATCATTGAGCAAGCGGATTTCGCCTCCGTCAATGGGAATTCGAGCGCCTGCATAACGACCAAAAACCACCCAGTCCTGCTCCTTGCACCAAGCTCCATGTGGAAACTTTGCTGGATCAGTGTAGGCGTCAGAACCAAGTTTAAGAACAAGCCCCACTACTGTGGCCACTTGCTCTCGCTCACGGGCGGTATCTGCAATAACAATACCTCCCTTAGTCTTTTCCTTAATCTTGAACGGTAGAATCATGATGCGGTAGCCTGTTGGCTCCGGTAATTGCGCGACCATCTCCTCAGAGAGCTGATCAACGTTCATTTCTTCTGCTTCTTCTTTCTTACGAGGTGCGAACTCGGACACTTGCGCTTCACCCATTTGCTTTCTCCATCTTCTTTAGCAGGTCTTTAATTTCGTTTTCGGCAAAGGTCAGACCAGAAACCTCACCAACGAGCTTTTGGTATGCGTCCCAATCAGGAACACTCCCATAAGTTGCAACTTCTGCAAGTTGAGCCTTACGCTCTCTAAATTGCTTCAGTAGAAATTCACTTACACTTAATCCGTCCATTTACGCCCCAAACTCTGCAAAGATACGCTCTGGGGGCCATCCTGCAAATTGCGCCACTATTTGAGGGCGCTGTCCCGTGACTTGAGATTGAACAATAATTTGCTCTTTGCTCATCAATTCCTGTGGAGCTAAAGATTGTGCTGTTTGCTCTCCAGCAGGGAGACTGGCAATCCCCTCTTGCCTTCGTAATTCGTTAATCATCGGTCCAAAAAACCCACTGCTAGATTGTTGCGGCGGGGGTTGTCTGTAGGTTTTTGTGGCGGTATAACTCCCTCCCCCCATTGGCCCACTTCCTTTGGTATATTGCTGAGGAGCCGCAGATCTTTGTGGAGATTGGCCTGCTTTTTGCTGTGCTTGAGAAACAGCGGACATCATCGTACTATTAAAGAAGCCCATTATCTTTGTCCTTGGTTTTTTGAACGGGCTACATCAGTCTTTTCAGCATCGGACACGGCCTTTTGATAAATTCCTGCGGCCTTTTGCGTGGCTTGTAAATGGGCCGCTTCCCGTTTCTGAGCTGTATCCTGATTTGCTTTTTCTTGATCAGCAGCAATGTTCAGGCGTTTAGTCTCTTCTGTCATTGAAGCCTTTTCCAGGTCTGCGGCGATTCGAGCCTTAGCATCCTGTGATTTCTGTGCCTCGGTTTGCAATTTGACTTCCATCTCTGTGTCGTGCATCTCCTTCATAGGATCAGGTTGCTGTGGTGTCAATTGCTGGGAGATTTCACCAATTAACTGTGCCTCTGTCTGTGCCACACGCTTAACCAACTGTTGCTGCATCTCTGGAGGCATCTGCTGTCCTCCCATCTGCATAGTCATCTGCTGTGCTTCCTGCTCCACCTGCTCTTGTGCCATGAAACTAATATGCTGCATAATGTCCTGCAGGATATTAGAATAAAACTCCGGCATACCTTGAACCATAGGATTCTGTGCAAACAAGATATGAGACGCAATATGGGCCTCGTGATCCTGTCCAGGGAAGGCTTGTAGCTTCTGCCCTTGGAGAGCCTGTGCATGCTCCATTGCGGGGGTCTTAGGTGTGGGCTGTTCCTCCGCAGGTAAGATTGCATCAATATCCTTGACTTCCAGCGCCTGATACATTCGACGGTAGGCCTCTTTCAAATTATGTACCTGAGGGGCGGCTTGAGCCATTTGCAACTGTTGTGTGGCCATCATTACCCGCTGACTCATACTAAAGATATTAGGATCAGATACAGGAATCACATCTACACGATCATCAAAATCGCTCTGGAAGATCGTTGCATCCCCACCAGAAACCATGTACGGATACTCCGGAGGTAAACTCTCTGCGAACACCTTAGATAACAACTGGAATTCTTTACGTTGTGCATAATGCAAGCGTTTGTGAATCGCGGACATTACCTTAGTGCCGCGCTCCAACAGTGCGAGGGTTGTGCCTACCGGATTCTGCTGTGATCCTGTTTCAGATACCGCCATATCAGCGATAGCTGCAAAACGTCTCCCACTCTCAACCAGCATTCCAAGAAGTTGGAACAATACTGCGGAAGGTTCTTTGTATGGCAAAGGCATCAAAGACTCGCGCAGTGTGCCTCCTGGGGAATCTACGTCTCTCCACTCTCCAGGAGCAATAGGCTCTTCTTCATTACTAACCCGAAGTCCCCGCGCCTTGAAACCAGCAGGAAGGTTAGATAATGTGCCTGCATCTACCAACTGACGCAGAAGGGATGTCGCAGACTTACTCAAGCCTCCGATCATGTGAATCAGGCCAAACCCATAGAAGCCTAATCCTGGAAGGAATTTATACTGTACAAAGTAATCCTTCTTTGATTTTGACGAGTTATTTTCTTCCCAGTTCCTTCTAATGGATACAATTTGACTTGTGTCCTCTACAACGGTAACAACGTATGGAAGAGCGATACCCGTCGGATCGCCTGTCTCTGGATAGATATCCTCAAATCCTGGAATATCTAGGTCAACATGCATCTCAAGAAGGCAATATTCCTCATTACCTACGGCAGAGCGTGTTGTGCCTTGGATCTCGTTAATTTTCTGCTCAAGGGGAGATTCAGCCTCATCGGAGGGGGAAGATAGTTCCACATCCTTATAAAAACCTATTACCTGCTGCTTGCGAACATCGTTCTCGGACATCCGCACAACATGCGTAACGCGAGGAGCAGATTTCAGATCGGTTGCGGTGTAATTAACCACCAAATCCTCTGCAGTTACAAATTTACTCACAGCACGGTCTAACGCACCATCATAATATACCTTCTTAAACGCTGAGCCTGACAACGGCAGATAAAACAGCATCTGATCCAATTCTGGATCATACTCCTCCATCACATTCGTTATCTGGAAATTCATGAACTCCTTGACCCGCTGGGCCTGATCCGTGAGGGAGGCTCCTGGAGGAGGGGGTGGAGCATCGGGACCCTGTTGTTGAGGCGGGTTAGCCCCAACCGTGGTTACAGATACAGGACCACCAGCGGGAAGGAGTTCTTTGTAGGCTTGCGCCTGAAACTGTGTTGCTGCCTCTGCCAGCAGCGGATGATGGACCCCTGTCGCTCCTTCAAAAGGCTCCGTGCGCTCCTCATTGCTCGTACCTAATAGATCTAATCCTTCGGCAAAGGACTGAAGCCACGCGGACCTTGATTCTTTGTCTTCCTCATACAGGTCAATTAGTTCTGCTGCAAGAGGTCGTAATTGCTCTTCGGGGATAAACTCTGCAAGGTTGGCTCCGTGAGGAAGATCCATCGGAGGCATCATCTGGGTCTGGGGTTCAAAGTCCACCATCATCCCACCGTCGTCCAAGGGTAAAAATTCAATGTCCCTGGGCAATTCTTGCACTGGCTCAGGTAACCCCACTTCTTGGGCCATGATTTCTTCGTCTTCAAATGAAGAAATTGGGAATGGTGCCGCGTTATCTACAAAACTCATACTTTATTCCTTAAAAATTCTTACTTTCTTCGTCAACCTTACGAATAGCATCAATCACTTCATCAAACGTTGCAAATCTCTTGCCTGTCTTGACAAGTTCACCTCCAACCTCATCAATAATCTGCCCAACCCCAACAGCCCTTACATATTCTGGTGCTATTTCTTTGATTAAATCAGAAACTGCAACCACAGAATTGGGGGAATATTCAAATGGGTCAAAGACATTTGGGCCAACCAAAACCATATCAGCATTCAAATGATCACCAATACCGGCACGGGGGTTATATCCACCTGCCAATTCTGCATTAGGAAGTGATTTAATGAAATCCTGTATATATAAAATGGCTGTATCAGACGGTTTCCGGTTACTAATCCCTTTAATCTGGTGGATATTTGTAATTACTTCGTCAGGGTTGTTTTGCAGCCACTGGGTTTTAATCTCTTCAGTTGCTGAATGTGTATCAGGAAACTCTACAGGCTTCATCCTTTTCAGATCCATGGCTTGTGATAGAACTAGCTCAGGATCATATAAGGAGTCTGGTATTTCCCTAGTTGTCTCAATAGTGGCTAACGATTCACCAGTATCTGTATCCCTCAATGAATAGATTTTCGTTCTGCCAGCTTCGATATCAGAATATCCACCACCTAATTGGCCATAGCCTCTTCCAGACGATGGCTCATAGCCCCTTACAGAATGAGAAAGTGCCTCTGATTCTGCTGCAAACTGCCCTTCTCTATTTAGCTCAATCCAGCGATAGCCCTCATCTGGGTAGTCTTTGACTATATCAGCAGCCATAGTCTGCTCAATCGGAACCTTCTTTTTATTCTCAATACGATATTCGTTGATCTTAGCTACATGGTCAAAGACATCAGCAACACTCATTTTAGGCAATTTTTCTGGCTTAATCTGGAGATCCTGTGGTAGGCCAGAATCTGTTGCCATAGCATTTGTTATTTCATCCTGAACGTGATCTAAATCTAACAACCTCTCTACACCATAAGAACCTCCTAATAAAGTGTATAAAGGAGTGTCATCAGCTAACTCTTTCTGCCATTCTGGAGTTTGTTCACCTATTCGTATATAAGGATGATTAACTTCCGTTTGACCCATTGTATTCACCCCATACCCAATTACAGAATCTGTCAGGATTTCCCAAGCAGACCCTAATGGATCAGTAGAAAAATCTTCTCTTTGGAAGCCTAGCTCTGACCGTACTGTTTCTATACTAGATATGTCCTCTTGTGCTGCTAACTCCTCTATATCATCTAAATGGGTTCTTCCGGTTTCTTCTATTTTCTTACGAACTGAATCATGTTTAGTTCCCATTTCATTCTTGATGTACTTAGGTACTTTTTTGTCTAACCATGTATTCCAAGCCTCCTGACTAGGTGTGAGAGCGTGGGTGGCTATTGGGTACTTATACATATCTATTGAAGGTTGTATAGAGTCACCCAACTTGTACTGTGTATCATCCAAATTTAAAACGGTATCTATATCAGGTTTTAACCAATTACCTCCCTTCTCCTTGACAATACTCATAATACCAGCATCAGGTGCATCCGAGATTGGTGTTTCATATCTAATGGTTTCCAATTCCTTTGCTGGGAATGCAGGGACACCTTTCAATGATTCAGCTTGTCCAAATCCTGGATATGGCAAAAAGTCTGCAGCAGAGAGATCAGGAGTCTTATATATAGTAGGTTTGCCCTCTCTATAACCCGATTCCCCTGCCTCTGGAGCAGAGGTGCCTTCGATGCCTATAGACTTTTGCTTGAGCTCCTTCTGTAGCTCTTTCAGGCGATCTGTTGTGCCCCTTTCTCTTGACTTAGTGACAGGGGGTGGGGTTGCTTGACCTTTCTTTGCCTCCCTTTCCTCTTCTGGCGTTGATCTACCCTTTGGGCCATAATTTGTTGACATGTAGATGTCAACTGCATGACTAATTGGAGATTTATAACCAAGAGCTGTTTCAGTAATTTTGTCAGACTGCTCCTCAATCGCCTTAGCTGTCGCAGCGGCAGGGGGAGGGGGAAAGTGCTTTGCGGCTTTTGGAAGGAACCTAGAGGCCCCCAATAACGGCGCTCCCATCAGTAATAACTCCTCATACTAGGGTCTATTGGCATAAAGCTTCCTCTACTAAATCTGTCTGTGATAACATTCTCCGCAGGGCTTTGTTCTCCTGCTTGTAGCACGCTACCTTGGTCTCCAAATCATCCAGGATGGTTTCTAACAACCAAAGCTGGTTATCTGACAAAGACAATTCACCCAAAAGGTCTTCCGTACTATACATAGATTTCTGAACTATATTCCCCATTTCCTCAATAGTAAACCCTTTTTCTACGATACCCGCTCTCTTCGTCCGCATAATCAGTATTTAACCTCAAGAATCCCCCCTCCCTAAAGCGCAAAAGAGCCATGGTCATACTATCCACCAGATCGTCATGCTCGCCATGAGGGAAAGCCGCCACCTCATCCATCATCTCATCCGCCCAAACAGTCTCTGGCACCCACACGAACCCTGACTCGAATATAGTGCTGACCGCATTTACCCTAACGTGCTTATCTATTCCTCCGCCCCCCTTCCTCTTTCCGGGGCTATACGTCTGCACAGGCACACCCTGTGCACGTAGCTCCTGGGTTAGGGGCAATCCACTAGCCTTCCCCTCAATAATGACCGTGTCGGGCTGCCAATACTCATACAAACGCATGGCCTCCTTCTTCAGCTCGGGGAACTCGAACCGTGCCTTGACGCTATCCACCAATACAATGTGCGCCACCTTACCATCATACAATGTCTCCCCAATCCTACCCTCTGGGTAAAACACTCCCCACGTAGTTATTGCACTATAGTCCGCTGTCTGACTCTTCATGAACGCTGTATCGTAACTCTGGATCACGTACTCACATGTCGGAGGCTTCTTATGTGGCCACTTGCTCCACCACTCCCTCTTGATCAGTGCCCCTTCCTCACTGGTGGGCTGTTGCATATACTGTGCGTGCCACTTCGGCCCTGTGTGCAAAGAAGCACGGACCGCCTCCAACTCCTCTAACTTCCAATACTCCGGCCAAAGGGGCTTACCACTAGGCATGATCGCCGGAAACTCAATCACCTCCCACTGATCGGCCTTGTCGTTCTTACTGGCCTCCTTCAACAACCTACCCGTTAAATCATTAACCCCCCAACGGGTCATCACTATAACAATTGCACCGCCGGGCTGCAAACGCTGTCGTGGCCCCGACTCATACCAATCATAAGCCTCGTCCATCGCTGTCTTACTCTTATAATCCTGCTCGGAATGCGGATCATCAATAATAAACAAATCCGCACCACGACCCGCTACCGCACCACCAATACCCGTTGCAAAATACTCTCCGCGCAACCTCCCGCCCTTACTCATCGTCTCCCACTTGCCCGCCGCCTGTGAATCTGGGTTCAATTTCGTATCAGGAAAAACCTCTCCATACATCTCATCCGCTATCAAATCTCGGACCTTACGTCCAAAACGCACCGCCAACTCGCCTGTATGCGTGGCCTGAATGATCTTTAACCCTGGATTATGGCCAATCAAGAAGGCTGGTAACAAATAGGATGCAAATTCTGACTTCGTATGCCTTGGTGGCATATTTATTATCAACCGCTTTAATTTACCCTCGCGTACCCGATCAAACGCGTCTGCCATGATCTTATGATGCCGCCCACCAATGAACTGGGGCCACATATGCTGTACAAAGGATAAAAAATTGCCCTTGCTCGCATCCTGCTGCTCCATCTTGAGCAACTTCTCCTGCAACAACAAATACTCTCGTGCCTCCTCGGCACTCATCTGTGTAATCAACTCTGGGTTGATCTTGAGCTTTGGGTCTATGTTCATTCGTCTTTCTTAAAGTGCAGCCCACCATGGACCGTGGACCCAGTATACTGTACAAAAGGGATCTTTACAAAAAATTTCTAAAAAATTTTTCTGTGCAAAGGTTGTGCACGCCGCAAAGTTTGGATTTATCCATGGATCAAGTTTACTATCTGGGGACATAGTAAACCTCTACTGGAGCAGAAGGCGGGGGAAAGGAACATCGTTCAAAGGGAAGGGTGAAAGGGGATCGGTGCAAAGAAAATGTAAAAAATTTCTGGGACTGAGGACCGGGTACTAGGGTGGGTGGGCGGGCGGGGGGGCACATAGCCTATAAGGGGTGGGTGGGGGTATACCTCACACGCACAAAAAAGCCCGCCTTAATAGGCGGGCTGTTAGTTAGTGAATAACTAGGCTAGTATTAACGCCAGCAGTAGCAAATAAGGCCACAAGGCGGTAACAATTAGCCTGCTAGTTATACCGGCTAGAGCTACCATATAAAGCTCTCATCATAGGCAGGGGTTATAATACCCATATCACCATATTGATACCACACTTCACGATATAGCACAGCCTCTACACTATAGTCATCATCACTGATAGTATATAGGCTATCGTGTAGTCCTTGCTTATCAGAGGCTAGATATGTTACGAAATCGTTACTGTAGTTATTAGTCATGATTAAGCCACCTTTACAAAGCCATTTTTGACTAACTTTGTTTTGTTGCTTAAATAGTGACTGACTATTACTTGCGTACCTTGATCCGCCTTGCCTGCCATGATTCCCTCTACGCTACTATCCTCTGATCGCATTAAGTCGATACGCTCAACTAGCGCGCCTGTTACGGCCTCGCCACCTAACGATGCTAATGCTCTGATAATGACTCCAGGTTGACCGCCTATATTACCGCCTTCAATGATACCCTTTTCTGTTATGTACCACGTTGAGTTAGCACTATTGCGTGCCTTGCTTACTGGCGCGCTTGCTAGCGCGGCCATTGCCTTTTTATCGAAAGCCTTTACCACATCACCCATTGCTGATTTTGATTTAATCTTGTTCATAATGTATAAATATATCCTTACTTGATTATCTGTCAGCGAGATTGCTAACAGTAAGGCTATAGTCTCATAGTTTTGATATAGTGTCAACACTTATTTATATTTATTTTAGGCTATTAGCTAACTGGTTAACAGGCTATTAGCTAACAGGTTAACAGGCTAACAGGCTAACAGGCTAATAATGCGGCCGGTGGGTAATGCGGCCGGTGGGTAATGCGGCCGGTGGGTAATGCGGCCGGTGGGTAAT